GGTCCCTAGTTTCTGATATTATTGATAATGTTTCCTCACTCAAGTCCATGGGTGCAGGAATGGATTCCACATCTTGTGCCTCTTGTGTCACAAATGAAATGATTTGTTGTCCACTGAGTGTTGTATCTTTTGCCTCATCGATAAAAGGTACTTCACCAAGAGGAGCAGTTGTGGAATTCATTGCTGAAAGCTGGTTCGTCATTGTTGTTGCTGTTATTTGATTTGTTGATGCGCTAGTCCTTAGTTTAATTGTTCAAGTCGGACGATGCTTTGAACAATGTTTTTGGTTGAAATTCTTCGGTGGGGCTGCCACCAAGGCGACTTCCTGTGTAAAAACACATACCTTGATTTGTTTGTGAACTTTCAACACTAGATTCTAGTGTGTTCCATTCAGATTCACTAACCATGTCACTTGCTACAAGTGAGGTGTTAGCGAATAGATTCGCACTAAGATAACCGTCGTCGCTTAAGAAGAAGGGAACGTCATCACCACGCTTTAAATGTTTGCGTAGCATCTCTTGACTGTAATAACAATCAGGAGATAAGACTATTCTTTCTTCTCTTGCCAGTTGTATTATCTTAGTACTCCATTCCAAAAAGAATGGGGCCGGGTGCAAACTCAATTCACGAATTGCTATTCGCATATTCGTTGCAAGTTGTTGCCTCTTTTCTTCGATTTGTCCGGGTTTGATCTTGTCCCAATTTAATGGTTCTAATATTGAAATTAGTTCCAAGGGAGCATACCAAATTCCTTGTTCTCGAATGAATTTCCGCTTCAAAATGCTAATCTCACTCATTGTGCGATATTTGAATTCTGACCCGTCTTTTGCGTCAGTGGTATAGGTGTGCCCATACTCTGACATTTTTATTGGGAGTTGTTTGGGATCGATTATTTGTGTTAACCTCTTAGAAAATGCTATTACATTGTCATCTCCATAAAACAAAGCTTTGTATTCGTTTATTAAGTTATCTTGTATACTAAAGGACTCTATGGTACCAATTTCTTCAAGAATTGTATATAAAACGAGATACATTAAGCCTGCGTTATAAAGTGTGTTCAAAATTGCTGTTAAAGGATGTCCTGAAGGATGTCCTCGTTCTATTTGAACTACCACATTTCCAAAGATCTGTTTTGATAACAAAAGATCTCGCCAAACAGATTTACTCACCAAATCACCAGTTCTCCCGTAGCAGTCTTCTAAAAATTCAAAAATGGCCCATAAAAGATCTCTATTTAATGAACCATCAAAATTTGAAAAATCTCCTGCTACAAACTGACTAGAATCTACTGGTGCGATTCCAATCATCTTCTTCGCTGCTGAATCCCACTCAAAACTATAGCAATTAATGCCAACTAGTGATGAGTTTGAAATCCGTTCTTCCATAATATTTGCTGCGATGTCCAGATATTTCATTCTTGTTACTATTGTTAAGGCTAAGGGCGCTGCCGCAAAGCATCGGGTTTTCCCTTGCTCTACTTTTTCAATTAACCTTAACTCATCTTTCGCCGTAACAACAAAATATGCTGAACTTGTCCGTTGTGCTTTTGCGTCTTGAATATATTCATCTACCAATTGCAATACCCGTGGGTGATCCACAATATAATGGTCATCACATCCTAGATACTCTGTTTTGCCTCGTTTCTTAGTTTCTTGGCAAAGAGGGTATCCGGGACTTGATGATCGATTTATTGGGAGCACATAGGCACTACCTTGTATTCCTCGAATAGCTGTCTCCAAATCAAACTCTGCCACTTTTCTTGTTGGACTGAAAGTGGCGTAAAGTAGTGATTTAAAAAGAGTTATATGAGGTGATGTCAAGGCCAAACCTGGCGCCAAATACTTTAGCATTGCTGTATTGACGACATGTTTACCCTCGAAATATCCAAGATGCGCTGGTTTCTTCTGCGTTTGTATCAATTTACCGTGGATGGGTGTTCTTGAAATTTTTGATTTTACTACTGATCTTACTGCCTGTGGGATTGTTCCTAAAAATTGAAATTGAGATTTATCTAATATTGTTTTTGGTTCTGCATGCATAAATCTAGTTACTGAACATTGTAATTTTAAAACTTGCTTGAAACTTTCGATCATTT